ACCATGACCGAGATTGTGCAGGACTTGTTCGACAGATACATTTCTCAGGAAGGGATAACCCTCGGCACGATCAGCGAAATAGACAACCCCGTATTCGAGAAATACAACTGCAAGAACATGAACCTCCTTTCAGTATTGAACGAGCTTGCGGGGTATATCAACGCCGTATGGCAGGTAACAAACGACAAGGTGTTCAACTTCGTCAAGATCGAGGATTTCCCCAGATGTTCACAGCCCGTGACGTTGGAGAACGCTTCATTCGGCAAGCTCCAGTGGACAGAGGATGCCAAGGGATTCAGGACGAATCAGGTTATCGACGGAGCGTTCATCACAACAGACCCACAGACAGAGGACTTCGAGGTTACGGAAGGATGGAGCGGATTCTCAACCGTTTTCCCGATAGTCGCCCAGCCCACGATATTGATTAACGGGGCAGCCGTTGACCCGTCTGAAATCGGAGTGCTGGGGATGCAGGAAGGCGACAATATCCTATTCTATTGGGCGTACAACTCTCGTGAAGTAATGCTCAACCAGTCTTACACGGGTTCAACGCAGATAAGCGTCGGAGATACCGTAAGGGCTGAATATGTGGGGCAGGCTCCGATCAGATATGAAGTCGCAAACACGGCGAAGGTTGAGGAAATCGCACGCAAGACGGGTCTTTCGGGGATTGTGGATGATGTTTATACCGACCCGACCATAACAACACGTCAGGACGCAATCAACAAGGCTAACGCCCTTCTGTTGCAGTATGGCGAACCGAAAAACACGCTCAAGTGTGTGACCGATATCCACACGCTTCTGAGTGCGGGGTTCACGGCAGAAGACATCGAGCTTTACAGACAATGGACTTTCGATTTGCCCGAACTTGGGATAACTGGCGAGTTCGTGATTACCGAGAGGGTAATAGAACCGCTGAGGTACAACGATGACGAATCAATCAAGGTTTCGCTGGTTTTCTCGGATCGTAACTTCATCCAGTCATACGGTGAGACGATTTCTAGAATCTATCAGGACTTCACGAAGCTGTCTGTCCGAGAAGATGAAACGATAATATACGATAGCTATACAACGGAATATCTCGGCTTGTCCGAAGAGGTTTCAATCGGTAGAATTATACCGCTTCTTGTCGCTGATATAATGAGAAACGGGCAGATAGCACAACCGCTCGGAACGGTCATGCCGAACCTTGTTGTCGGTGGGGAGGACTGGCGAAGCAGATGGACTGTATTTGCAGGGACTTCCGATACTGGCGTTGTCTGTGAACCTTATCTCGGCGAAGAACAATACGCCTGTACATTGTGAGGAATGGGAATGAAAGAAAGAATAGGGCTTAGAGGTCATTGGACAATCGAGGTTCGGAAGAACGGCAAGCTGGTAAAGGTGATTGATTTCGACAACCAGCTCACGAACCTATACAAGAACGATGTTCTTACACAGTTGAACTCAGGAACAACGAATGATCTGCAGATTAAATATCTCGGTATAGGCACGGGAACGAATACGGCAAGCCCGACCGACACACAGTTGCAAGCGGAGGTGTTCAGGGTTCAGCCGACTTCAAGGGCGATAACCGCCGATTACGTCCAAACAATATGGGTTATCCCCGTACAGATAGGAAATTTCACCTATAGGGAAATCGGAGTATTCGCAGGGGATGCAACGGCAACGCTTAATAGCGGTATGATGATAAGCAGGGTGAACGTAAACATCGAGAAAACCGAAAGCATGGAAGTTACGTTCATCCGCAGGGATTACGTTACAATCTGACGGGGGTAATATATGGCATTTGAGAAGAGAAGATGGTTTGCACGCCTTGGGCTTGGGCTGAATAAGTTTATCATCGGAGACAAGGACGCAGAGGGAAAGCAGGAGCTGGTCAATTCTCCTGATTCGGTGACACAGCAGGGAGACGTCATTTCAGCGGATAACCTGAACGATTTGGAAGATAGAATCGAGGCAGGTTTCAATGGAATGAAACTTACTAAGGTTTGGGAAAATCCAAACCCTGCAACTGGTTTTATAGAACAGGCTATAACCATAGATCAGACAGTCACAGATGTAATTATCGAATATAAAGTTAATGCAGGATTACATACCACGATATTTAAACATATCAAATCAGATGGCAGTTTTGACACGAATGTTTTGGGGTCCTTTGAATTAACTTCAGGAAGGTTTAGAATAAGATCTCGTGAGTTTGCTTTCTCTTTCCCAACATCATCAAGTACAACATTTACTTTCTATGAAGGGTTTATCTCTGAAGATGGGGGAGCAACTATATCATCATACGATAACGTGATAATCCCGATTGCAATTTATAAAGTAGGTGACATCTATAACAGTTAAGGGAGTAGAACAATGGCATTCAATAAAAGAACATGGAAAGGAAGGCAGGGCGTAGGCTTGAACAAGTTCTCGATCAACGGAGCAACACCAGTACCCGTAGTCAATCAGCCCGATTCGATAACCGAAGTCGGTGACGTACTCTCGGCAGGAAACCTCAATGATCTAGAGAACAGGATAGACAACGCATTTACGGAAGAAGCAACGGCAAGGGAGGAAGCGGATACTGATTTAAAGAACACAATAACCGCCCTCCAAAAGCAAATCGACAACATAACCGAAGCGGAAGACCTTCTGAACACAGTTGATTATGCCAATGGAGAAAATGCTATACCTCCAAATGTCAGTAAATATGCTGAGGTCAATGTGCTGAGAGGAGTGACGAGAGCAAGCAATCAGCTTGTAATGAACGGCAACTTTGAAAGCACATCTTATTGGCAAGCAATCAATGGAAGCGGAAGTGTATCATCAAATGTTTATAAGTTCACAGTTACAAACGCTCTTCCGTATTTTCAGTCCAGGGTTAGACAACAGAACAAGACAATCATTCAAGGGCATAAGTATCTTATAATTGCACAACTCCGTTCTTCATCTGCAAAACAATGTGGAGTTTCTATTAGCGGATGTGACCCGCTTATAACTGCAATATCGGCTAATACATGGACGGATTTCTCTGACATAAAAAACTGTGGAACTGGTTATAGCGGAAACGGGGAGTATAATTTTGGATATGAAGCAACACCATCCATAAATGATACTCTTGAGTGTAGGAATTTCATGGTTCGTGACCTCACCCTCTACTTCGGTGGCAACATCCCATCTAATGCACAGACCATCGGAGACATACAGAAGAACTACCCAGAACTGTTGATACCCTCAGAGTACGGACAGAGCCTCGTGAGTACAACGTATAGTGCGGTGAAATCCGTGGGAAGCAACAGAATGAGCCTTAGTGGCCTTGAGGCCGTCACATCTGCAAATGTCACGTTCACGCCGACCTTTAATTCCGAGGGAGAACTTGAATATATTACGGCAACTGGAACATCCAACGCATCGGGCAATTTCGACCTTCTGAGAAATGATGATTTTCATCTGCCGATGGGGACATATTTTGTCGGGGTTGGTGCTAATAATCTGTTCTACGATATCCTAGTCTATGTCAACGGAACATGGGCAACGATAAACAAGAATGGTGGCACTATTACAGTTACCGACCCATCGAAGGCAATTTGGATACGTGGCAGATTCTCAAGCGGAATTGCTTCAGGTTTTGCTAAACTCTATCCGAAAATTAATATCGGCAGTACGGAGTTGCCTTTCTCTCCCTACACGGAGTCCTCCCTCTCCCTTACATCTCCCATCGCCCTCAGAAGTGCAGGAACAGTAGCAGAGGAAGCATATCTGAATGAGGATGGAGAAGCGTGGAAGACGAATCCGATCGGAAGCGTTGATTTGGGGACGCTGACATGGACTTATGAAGGCGGACTTTTTAGAAGCACATCTTTGAGTTCACTAATGAAATTGCCTTCTAGTGGAGCCGTCAAAGGCAATATGTTGTGCAAGCGTTATGTCACCATTACATCGCAGGAGATTTCTTCTTCTTCGGTGATGTCAATTGCAATAAATGCAAACGGACTTATATATGTTGCCGATAGTAACTATACAAGCCTTAGTGCCTTTGTCGCAGGAGTTAGCGGAGAAATGTTATTGTACGAACTTGCCACTCCCAACGCTCCGACTCAGCTTGCTCCGATTCCCGACAACTTTGTCAAGGTCGAACCCAACGGCACAATTGAGACTGTCCAGTCGCAGAGTCCAAAGGTAGACGGAGCAATGACGGTCACATACACTAACAAGGTCACAGCATAAGGAGAACACTATGGCACACGAAAGATTACTTCAGAAGAACAGCAAAGATGTAGTCCAGTTCCTTGTCGAGAAGAAGATGAAGAAGAATCATACGAAGGGTGATGAA